TTATTGTGCGGCAGCCACTTTCTGGCGAGGTTGTCTCTTGGTTTTTGCCCTTGGATGTGGCGTCACATTCTTGACTTCACCTGGCTTAGAAATGAAACGTACAAAGGTTTCATGGCTGACGAACGTTGCTCCACAATTGATATTCTGACATTGGTTATAGCGCTCCTTTGTTTGGCTTGAATGCTCAAAACTGCTGCGAGTATGCGCTGACTGACCACACAGAGGACACTTAATCATATTGTTCACCTTTCTGAAATCGTTATCTTGAAATAACTGTCTTGAAATAACATCATCTCGTCTGGTGAACAATATAACAAAGATCTCATGCTGAGATCAAGTACTCATTTCAAATTCATCGATTTTTATTTCGAGATCTAATGATGTCGTAAAACCACTGTTATTGAGCGTGTGCGTGACTTTGACCAAGGTCCAGTCAGTTTCATCAATTTCTGGTTTAAATCCCTCTAACTGGATGGGAGTTTCAGGATAAATATCAGCACGCCCCAAGGCTAATGTGATAGAGAACTGCGCAGCTCCTCGTTGCATTTTTTTCCACACGGCGATAGCGGCACGCTCTGCACTTTCTTTGTTAGAATAAATATGCGAAAGCGTCAGAATATTCTCCTGAGTTCCCACCAAATAGCTTGCAGATTCTTGCTGTTCCGTAGTTGTTTGATGATGTTCAACCGTTGATTCACGCTGTTCTTCATACGATAAGCTGTCTTCAATATCGAAATTCGCTTCTATCTCGATACTGCCGTTACCTTTGTTTTTATTCCCCTTTTTAATATAAGTCGGCTTTCCACGACCTTTAGTTTTTGGGTTTTTCTTGGCCAAATTAACTTTGCCAGGTGCAGGTGGTTTAGGTTTAAGATCTTTTTCCTTTTTAGAGGATTGTGGTTGCTTTTTCCCGGAAGAAGCATCCTCTTTTTTAGTGGTTTTTTTGTTTGTTTGAGAAGAATTCTTGTCTGATGATTGGCTACTACCACTTTCATATTCAACGACAAGTTCAACTTTTCCTTCCTCTGATGCCATTCGCTTCAATTTAACTGCCTGTTTAGTTGCTGTACGTGTGTCCATCCATTGAGCAACAACACCAGTATAGGCCTCACGATCGGAAAGAGAGAATCTGTGATTATCCCCTGATTTACGCGTAATCAGTACAGGCGAAATATGCTTACCATTCACCGTCTTATTCTGCCCCTGCTGAACAAACAATAATTCGCCATTTTTGACTGAAGCGATTGCGCCTTCTTGTTTTGCCAGTCGAGTCAAAAAGCTGACGTCAGATTCATTTGTTTGATCGATATGCATAGCGATATTTTCTAACTCTGAGCTTATCTTAAACGCCAATTTATTTCTGGCAGCGATGGTACTGACAATACTGCCTAAAGTGCATTTATGGTAAGACGCCTCCCGTTTCACATTCAGATCACCACGAAAATCTGCACTGCGGGCACGAATGGTCAATCGATCTGGCGCACCGACATGTTCAATTTCATCAACAACAAATTTTCCTTTCGGCGTTAAGGAGTAGCCATGCCACCCCAGTTCTAATGTAAGAATATTGCCACGACGGGGCATCACCAGCATGCCATCCGCATCATCCAACTCAATATCGAGCTGGTCTGATTCCAGGCCACGATTATCCGTCAATGTTAATGACATCAGGCGTGATTGGATCTTCCCACTGATATCCTTATTGTTGATTTCCAGACGAAAAGCGGGTTTACTGACTTTTCCAGTGACCAAATCAAATTGGGGAACCCAATCCGTGTCGGGTATCCACTTTTCAAAATCGATCATAAGAATACTCCCCTGACTTTACCGACAACATCGTCTTTGATATCAGAAAGCTGATCCTGTAAGTCTCCCAACATTTCAAACAAATTATTGTCAACACGCCGTAAAGTCAGCGTAAAACTGATTTTTCTGGCCGCACCACCTGACATAAATTCTGTTTTTGTCTCATCAATGCTTTCGATAACGAACATACCGTAAATCGCACCATTTCCATCAATAAAAGACCACGCCTTGCCACTATCTGCCATCACTTTCAATGCAGTCAATGAAAGTGAACCACCGGTCAGTTCAGGATAAAGCTCCCCAGATAGCGTGATCGTATCATTGTCTGAACCGACAAACTGCCAGGCAGGCCGCGCTCCCACGCGGCTGTTGAAGGCATGTCGCCAACTCTGTTTATATTGAAAAGTCTGATAGGGCGTTGTTTTCAGCATAAAAACAAACAAACCAAGTGCAGCCATCATGAGAAATCTTCTCCTCTGTCTGAAAGTGAGCTACGCATACGCGCTTGGTGCATACGTTCTCTTTGTTCCAATTCTTGCCTGACCACACGGGCAATATCCTGCGCGGATTGTCCCTGGGTGCCATAGACATAGATGTTATATTGCGGTGCTGCACCACCATATTGCTGTGGCTGACTCCGCTCCCATTTCGCCTGCACTTCCTCATAAGCGTGAGCAGGTAAACTCTGCGCGTGTAATGGTGCATCCTGCGCCGCAACCGGCAGTGACATTGAGCCAACGGCAAGACCCAAGGCAGCGAGTTTCGCAGTATTTTTCCGGCTGGTAACATTAGCTGGGCCATTGATAATTTCAGGGCCATATTCCCCTACAAGGCCTTGTTTTCCAGCAGGAATAAATCCCCCTGTATCATGTTGAGTAATCTGTTTTGCCTGCTGAGATGTGTCGCTCTTGGTCATTTCCTGTGATGTTTTTACGGCAACTTCCTTTTTATCATCACCAGACCACCACGATTTAAACCAATCAGTAATAGAGGCAAATTTACTTTTCAGGTTCTCCCATTTTTCTTGAATACCAATTAGCAAACTATCGATCATTGCTGAGCCAGCCGCTTTTAATTTTTCGGGAATAGCCTGAACATCAGCAACAATTTCATTCCATTTATCTGAAATTGATTTTTTTACGCTCTCCCAAATTTCTAAAGTATTCTGTTTAACGGATTCCCAGGCACCACTGATTTGAGTTTTGATATTTTCCCAAGTTGTAAAAACGCTTTGCTTAATGGATTCCCATTTCTCGTTTAATACAACTTTAATCGCTTCCCAAACTTCTAAGGTACTTTGTTTAATGGAATCCCAATTTTGATAAATAATGCCGATTAATCCCCCATTCATGAAATAACTTTTAATACCTTCCCATGCACTATTGACAAGGTTTTTAATTCCTTCCCACGCACTGCTAAAGATATTTTTTACGTAATTCCATAATGCAGAGAATTTCTCTCCTAATGTTCCCCAATTCTGCCAAATATAAATAGCAGCCATTGCGATAACACCAATAATGGCAAGAATGGGGTTCGCCATCATGACACGGCCAACAATCATTATTGCACGACCCAGTATACTGAAAGCATTACCTAAAAAGCCTAAACCTTTCGCACCAATACTTCCCAGCATTCTTATACTATTGCCCAAAAAGCCAAATACTTGTTGTCCAATACTTCCTAGTCTTCCTATACTTTTTCTTAATCCTACAAAAATACCGTTTTTGTTACCGCTATTGAATAGTGTATTTAATGAATTCCTGAGAAAACCAAAAACTTTCCCTCCAATACTACCCAATATATTGAGGCTACTTCCCAAGTAATTAAATACTCTTACACCTAATTGGCCAAATATACTTAAGCTAATTCTCAAAGAGCCAAAAACTCGTATCCCCAACTGACCAAAGATATTCAACCCTATGCGCAACGAACCAAAGATTCGGATACCCAACTGACCAAAGATATTCAGGCCAATACGCAATGAACCAAAGATCCGGACGCCTAACTGCCCAAAGATATTCAGGCCAATACGCAATGAGCCAAAGATCCGGACGCCTAATTGCCCAAAGATATTCAGGCCAATACGCAATGAGCCAAAGATTCGGACGCCTAATTGCCCAAAGATATTCAGGCCAATACGCAATGAGCCAAATATTCGGACGCCTAACTGCCCAAAGATATTCAACCCTATGAGCAACGAGCCAAAGATTCGGATACCCAACTGCCCAAAGATATTCAGGCCAATACGCAATGAATCAAAGATTCTAATTCCTATCTTTCCAAAAATACTTAGCCGAACTTTCAATGTTCCAAAAATCTGAATAGACAAAATACCAAAGATACGGAAACTAACTCTCAGAGAATCAAAAACTCTTATACCAACACTGCCAAAAATTTTTATAGAATTAATCAGAATTTGAAACGATGCCTTCACTGAATTAGTGGGAAATTTCAAAACTTTTTTAATTTTTTTCAGCGTACCAAATAAAATTGTTATCTTTGGATTAATATTAATAATCAACTTATCTAGCAATGTAAAATTGTTAGTTATATTTCCAGACACACCAAGGTTAAATTCATTTTTCTTACTGTATGAATTTTCTTGTCTAATATTCTGCGTAGTTTGAATAATATTGGCTGATTGGCTAGCGGCGCTGACTTGTACTACTTCAGTGGAATTTTTCTGCGCAGAGAAAGATTGTTTAATGGTTTGATTATAGGCCTTAAGATCGGCACGCATACGCGCAGTTTCCTGCGCATAACCTACAATGGGTTTTAATCCTTCAACAGTCTTATTAAGTTTTTTAAACTGGTTATAAATTTTATCAACTGAACCTACCAGTTTTTTCTGATGCTGTTGAAAAGATTTAAAGGAACTGGTCAGCTTACCAACAGTACTCAGTACCTTGTTAAGCTGTGACTGTATATTACTCATTTTCTGCACCACTTCTTAAAATGGCCCGATGTCGCCAGTCCAATAGTTCCGATAGTGACATTTCATTTGTAACTGTCGGTGACCAGTGAAAAACGGTGGCGATATCTGCCACCAATTCATCAACGGTTAATCGTTCTGGGAATCGGACTTGACCGACTTCGGCAACAAAAAATTGACCACCTCCACACTGAGATTAATCAGATCACCAGGTGACATCATCATCAGGTCATTTTTGGTCAATGCAGGGGTGGTAACACGCGGCAGGACAAGCAGCATAGAATCCACATCCATTTCCAGCAATGCCTGTAAACGTGCACCGCGCAACGCACCGCTGTTAGGTTTGCGTACCATCACTTCTGTGATTTCGCCGTTGCCTCGCGCCAGTGGTGCTTCCAATTCAATGGTGCGCAGATCGTCATTTTGAGTATTCAGTGTTTCTGTCATGGTTCAACCTTGTTTATCCGATTAGAGACCTGTCTCAACAGGCACGATTAATACACTGATGAGACAGGAAATAAGTTTTAAAAAAGTTAATTGCTAAAAGAAGCGATTAAAAAAGACCGATAGCGCGGCGATGCTGCTCCAGACGATCTTCCCCACCTACTTTTTCAACCATGTTGATGGTGTCGATTTCAATCAGTTCTTCACCATTCCATGTCAGTTTGAAATAAGTATTTTTGGCAGTGATTTTGGTCTGGGTGTTATCCCCCTGTTTATAAGTGCCGTGATCGAACTCCTGGAAGCGACCACGCATCACAACTTCGACTGCAACCACTTCACCGTTATCTTCACTCTCAAAAGAGCCAGCAAAGCGCAGCATGACACCGTCGGCTTTCGCGATGCCCCACTGTTTGTACAGTTGAGCTTCAACGCCGCCCAGAGTGAATTCAGCATCCAGTGCGCCTTCATCCAGACCTAAATCCACCATTGCGCTGCCATTCATGCCAGCACCGCGATAGGCTTCCAGCTTGCGGCTCAACTTAGGAAGAGTCAGTTCTTCCACGATCCCCTGATAGTTGTTGCCATCATTGAACAAGTTCAGGTATTTAAGTTTGCGAGGTAATGCCATCAGTTAGCCCCTTATTTATTGATACTTTTCGCGAAATCCATCAGGTAACTATCTGTAATGCGCTGGCGTAACATCATGTTTTCCAGTGGCGGTACAGGTGTATAGTCATAATCGATGGTCAGTTTGCCGGCTTTCAAGGTGTCTTTATCGTTGATTTTGTCGTCATACCAGCAACGACCGTCAATGATGTAGCCACCGGCTTTCAGCTCGCGGAACTTGGCATTGATACCTTCAATAATGTCGCGTACCAGTGATGGAGTCAGCGGTTTATCGATAGCCCACATGTGTGCTTCAGCCATAGTGTCAGCCAGAACCTGAGCAGTACGGGTGTAGCTTTCGAACTGAAACAGTGACTCATCAGAATTAGGACTAGCACAAGTGCGTGAACCCCAGAAACGAAAACCGTTTTTGCGGATCAGTGTTGTGATGTGATTCTGGTTCAGAAGATCAGCGTCAGTTCCAGTCTCTTGTAGATCCCAGAAGACATCGGCAGACAGACCCGTTACGCCGTTAACGCCCACATTGGACAAGGTTTTGTGCCAACCGGTCTCTTCGTCGATTTTGGCGCGCAAGCCCAGTGCATAAGCCGTCGCAGGTGCAATAACTTCACCTTTATCCCATCTCAGGAAATCAGGCCAAATCAGCATCAGCTCACGCTGACCGAAGTTTTCACGATATTTGATCGCTTCAATGTAGGTCTTGCAGCCATAAGCGCTTACATACGCCATTGCTTTCAGTTGTTTGGCAATAACGGCAAGTTCACTAGCCACATCTTTTGAATCCAGACCCGGAACACCCAGAATGCGAGGTTTAACACCGAGCTGGCTTTGTGCAGCAAGCAGTGCCTTCATACCCGTTTTCTTACCTTCTGGCGTAACGTCACCGATGATATTGTTACTGGTTTTTTCTTCAGTTTCGCCCTCAGCCACACGAACTACGACAGTGACAGGTTGTGCCTGTGCTGCGATTGCTTTCAGTGATGCGGCCAAAGTGCCTTTTTCACCAGCTTTACCAATGGCGCTCATAACGTCAGTCAATAATACCGGTGTGTCTAATGGAAATGTTTTTTCGTCTGCGTCAGGTGCAGTACAAACCATACCTACGATAGCGGTGCTAACGGTAGTGATGGTACGCGTACCTTCTTTGATTTCCTGAACACGGACTCCGTGATGATAATCTTGTGCCAT